GCTAGCTGGGTGTGACTATAGGTTTTCTCCTATCGTCTACATGTGCAATAGTCTAGGTCCTTATATCACGGACAGTAATATCCGAATCATCAGACCCCTCCGAATGACTTTCGTCACCCGAGGGATCGGGATTCCCCGATTCCACGGCTTCACTTTCTAACTCTTCGACCCCTATATCAGGGCCGGGAATTAGAGGAGTGTTATCGTAGGAGTGCAGATAATTCGTTATTATCTGTCGTAATATCTGAGTATCACTCAGCGGACCCAAGAAGGGTAACTCCTCGTAAGGAGGCCCCCCAGGAGCTGTAGGATCACCGGGTTGACCACCTGGTAACCCTCGGAACAATCATCCAACCCCTCTAAGAAGCCATCGGAGTGGAAGGATCATTCCCGAAAAGACGGTAGCAATACCGCTTCGCAAGAATAACCCCACCACAAATGGTCGGGCTGTACTTCATTGATCACGGATAATGTCAAACGGACCAGATAACTGGTCGGATATAACGTCCACAAGCCCAGTAATTGCAGGATATCCTGCCAATCAGTGAGCGAAGGACCCAATCGCTAAAGATCAGATGATATTAAACATCTGACCGATAACGATATGGATATCTATGATAAATCGTACAAATGACCAACTGAAAATTCAGTTGACCACCTGTGTAAGTACAGCCGACAACCCAATGTGTATACCTGTTAAACCAAGGTGACACAGATCGAAGAACGGGACGATCATGACATGAATAAACATGGTCATGACCAGTGCCCAGATCGGTCGATCAGCCCACCATTCGTTATTAAGCACGGCGGTCCATGACGCAAAGAACTCTCCGTAAACCACGGAGCGCCCTAGCGAATAGATACCGTAAACCAAGTATGCTTTAAGGGAAGCGGGCACCAGCCCCGACAGAGCTCAGGATCCCCAGGACCAGGCGGAGTGGAAAACTCCAACCGGGTCTAGGAAGTCCCAAGTTCATCGGAACGGATGCACGACCCTGTTCCACCACCGCAAATATCACGGTTGTGGAACTGGAAGGATCAAATTAAATTGTGCCGCAAAGGACGGAATACTAGATAGGTAAACATAGGGTACCCATCCGATCAGTAATGACCAGACGGAGAATATCCACCATGTTCCCTGGAATACTAACAAGATACAAGAAATTGTCAGAACCAGGAAGAACATTTGTGTTACCATCTCTATGATGATCAGCGGGGATACGGAAAACAACACCGTAGCCCGACCTACTCATCCTAAATTCCGCAAGTTGACTCATCTCAACTTTCTCAAGAAGAGATGCCTAGACCTTCTAATTAAGTACTTTGGTATTAAGTTTTTCAACAATAACAAAGGAAATAAAATAGAACTCTCGCGTGATGCAGTTGACGTCGGATTTCATATCACCGGTGTCACTTGATTAAAACTCTTAAGCATTTTCCACTGCTTTGAGGAAACGAGGCTCTTATCACCATCGTCTCTAACTAAGGTCACCCCAGATGGAGAATATTTCGTTGAATCTTTCACGATCCACTGAAACATCCCCCATACTTGGAATAGGTCTTTAGTTATTAGACTGATAGGAGCAAGATTCTGATAATCCACAGGATTTTCAGTTAGAAGGAGGTTAGGTTCCTCTCTCGGTCCGAATTTTCGTCGGACTCGAGGAGGGGCAACCGATACCCCCATCGAACTGAAGAAGTCCAATGATTGATAGGCCCCTTTTAGTTTTGGAGAGTCACTAAATTTTACTTTAATGATCTCCGAACTAATAGGGTGTTTGAACGGATCCAGGCCCATATGATCTCATTCATATAGGCGGTTCCGAACAAACACTATCTTATCATACATCTTCTTTCATATGTTGAGAAGATTCTCACTGTGCGTTCGAGCTCGTCTACCATAATCATCATAAATGAAATGGTAAGCATGCTCGAAGTACCGTAAGGTCTTCGACGTATGACAGAAGACATATGGATTCTCAGAGTTATAGAAACCTCTATCCTTAAGCGTGGTCTGCAACTTGGACTTGATTTCCTCTGGAATACGTTTTAACGTATCCCGAAGTTTCTCAGTCTCAACGAGCAGTCACTGTGCTAGGTAGACAATGGCGTCCTTTGAAGGGATCCAGAAACTCAACTTGTTAAAGTGAGCAGCCAGATCCTCAGCAGACGTCGCTGTTGGGAGTAGGAGACTGAACTTAAGCATCTTTACAGATGAGTTAAGAACTCTGAATGGTTTGTTTAAGCCACCCAGAACACGGTATCCAAATCCCGCTACCCGCACTAGGCGGGGGAACGAAAGTTTGTACTTCTTCCCGTATTCGATTAACGCACCAACACTTTTAAGTGCTGCTGCATACTCAGATCAGGGAGTCGGAGAAACATTCAACCCTTTATAGAATGTCTTCTTAGCAAATTCAATACCGATCCCTTTAGGGGATAGGATCGACTTTGAAAGATTACATTCTACTCCTAGTGCTTGAATTATTTTCAAGTAAACAACGGCAACTCTCTTTTCAAAGATACAAATGTCATCTCCTAAGACAGCGTACCCTTTAAAGAGAGAACCCTTTTTGGTTACTCCAGATTGTCAAGCTGCCACCTGCACGATAAAATGATGCGTATACGCAAGCATGGCTCAACTGCTAAGAGCCCCCATCGGTTGGCCGACCGCATAGTCCAAGTCTTTAGCTAGACCTGTCTTTCGATCGACATACCGATAGGATCTCCCAACTAATAGTTCTGCCCACGCTTCACAGAATGAGTGATCTTTGAAAATATCAAAGAGCAACAAATACTGGATAGCTATGGGAAGTCTATCAGTGGCAGCCGAAAGATCCAGCGAATACAGAGGTTTACCTCATGGAACCCTGTTTAGGGGCTTCAATTGGTCAAACGTCCCATCCATAGGTACCCCTCCCAGTAAATGGAAGAGGAACTTATGAAGAGGCGCCAATAACCACTGTGTCAATGGATCAACCATCGCGAATATTCTCATTTTACCTGCTGCTTCTTCCTTCTGGCCCACCTTACCTAGGCGCTTCCGCGCCCGGGCTCAGATGTAACCAGGAACTAAGGCATCAGCACGTCATTCTTCAGTAATACTTGGACCCATAAAGTGTTCTACACCAGAGTTTGCACTCCGGATAGAAGCTCAAGGAGTCCGCATATCACCGGTTAGGTTAAACATCATATAGATGTCCCTAAACATATTTCACGGATTTTGGCCTTTAACCTTCTCACCTTTTCTGGAGTACCACGGTTGTGGCTCCGTAGAAGGGAGATAGAGTTTAAAGTCCTTCCGATCAGATATGTTAGAGTAATATCTACTCAAAAACACCCATACAGCAGTATTAAATCTACTCCAGCTCAATAGAGCCGCAGAGAGTAATATCGCATACGGATGTGTTGAGGAACGTTCTTCCTCCGGTAATACCGAGGTAACGGGCGATGACTTAGCTATAGGGAAAGGTCTGAATTTGCTCCCTAATCATCTGAAGCAGGCCTCGGAGTTGTTTAGACTCCGAGGTAGCATCAAATTAGTAAAGAGCGGTATATAAGGGTTTAAATCCTTAAATACATTCGGATCCCCCCTAAAAGGACCAGTAATTGTGGATATCTTAGCTTCTGCAGGAAATCTTATCTCTCGATAGATCGACCACATAGTCAGATAATACTGGATTACCAACGTATTACCCTGACGGATCATTTTACGATGACCCGCCGGGATAAAAGTAGGTATCCCAGTACCAGTCCGACCGACACGAGCCCCTAAGGGCATCGTATCTACAGAGATGTGACCCGCAACTGACTGTTGGAGCAACACAGATGAGGCCTTCAGGAACTTTACCAGTCCCTTAGGGCCCCTTGTCTTGGCAAGGTGGTTTAAGTAACCAATTTGGATTGATGTTATCCGAACCCAGCTAGGCGTAATTTTCCCCACCATAACTACCACCAGCCGTAAAGCTGATGATAGCAATGGTCGACCCCCATTTCTGAGGATCATGGCATAAAGTTTTGACGTATCTAGCGTTGAATAGAGAAATCTTTTCATTGCTAGTTAAATGAGTGAGTTTAACGGCTCACTATAATACGCATAACTTTAACTCGGTTTGCCCTCCGTCTTCTTTCGATTTCGGAGGGGGCCGCAGCCACCCTTGGTAGGGATGGGTTATGATTCCGCCTGGGTTGGATCATGATTATCAGGTTTAACCCCCTGACCTCATGACCTGCCCATAGCAGGTTGTTTCACTTGGAGTGACATCAAGAGAAGCTTTCGCAGCTTCATTAACATACACGGTAAGCCAATCTATTGGAGCAAGGGATTTATGCCCCTTGTGTTTATATATTTATACACCAATAGGATTCTAGGTTGTTTAGACCCAAGCTTATCTTTCCGAGGTATTATCCTCGCCGGGAGGGGTTAAGGAAGACTGTTACGTCCTTCTATGAATCCCTTACGCACCGGATCGCACGCAACGGTCTCCAAGCAGCAGTACTAGTTTTACCTAGTCCCTAAACCTGCTACCAAATTTCGCTTCGAGACACCTCAGATACATAATTTCTTATCTAACTGAAGAGCTAGGTCACTATGACCTAATATAAGAGTCCTCACGGACGCTTA